GACATAGAACAGAGGGACTTTCCCTCGGACTACCTTACGATTGTAATTCCAATCGGGAAGAGTATTCTTTAACTCCTCCGGGAAGACCGGGGCCTCTGTCACCACGGGGGGCCCGCCCCAGCCACCAACAGTAATCTGCTGGAAGTCACAGGGCGGGCAGGCGGTATTAATTACCAGCCTCCTTGGCCCAAAGATCAAGTCGTAATACGGCAGGAATCTTTGGAGGCGGGTGTCCAAATCCGCCAGCTCCTCATAAACGGTCCTGGTTAACCAGAACGGAAGCATATCCGTGGCGAAACTCATGTCCTGGCTATAAAACCTAGAACATGAGATAAATCGCGACCGCTTAGGAGCGCCAAGACCTTCGCTCATTCGGACGTCCTGTATAAGCAGGGCGTCCACACTTTTGCGAAGGATTTGTTGAACCAAGTTCACCGCTGTCAATGAGCAAGTGGGGAATCGGGTTTTATTTCCCTTTTCCCCTGCCTCAATTGGCATCGCAGGCACATGGCTGATTTGGTCGAGGATCCACTTACAGCCCTCCCAAAGGGCTTCTGTGTGGTCGACCTCTGCCTTCACGGCCAGACTCTGAAACCGTGAGGCATCACCCATGCGCGCAGCGAACTGGGTTCGCGCGACATCGCCCTTGAAAAGGGCCCCACCCCGCTCTTGCTTGGAGTGGAATCGGGTTAACCTGAACCGGCTGATATCAGTCTGTTCAGACAGCGGTTTATCCAGACTTAGCTCGCCTATACCCTGTAATACAAGGTATCCCAGGCTTGCTATGTCCTGAACTGCCGCTGCATGCCCCCCTCGGGCACGAGAGTACCCAAGGGCTGCATGACCCGACGGGTCGGTGCGGAGGTTCGCCGGTTCTTTTAGCCGGCTATGGTACTTGGCTAGCGTTCGACGTACGAACGGGCGCCAGGACAGAACCTCCGGAGCCCCCGGTGCGCATAAGCGTGCCGTGAGCTCAATAATGCCTTGCCCAGTTGGATTCAACGGGGCAGGGAGAGACCGGGCAATATAACTATATGCCAGGCCCATCCACTTCTCGGTTAGAGGACGAAGGAGGTGGTCAACGGGTTTCTTTCTCCCGAAGTACCACCCCCGCGCGCCAGATGCGGCTGATTTCAGCCGTATGGCAGCTTGCTCAGGGTCATTAAAAATGGCCTTTTTGAACCGAGCCAGTGTACGCCTATCATCTGAATTCAGATGAAAGGTTCTCCCCCGCCGTACCATGCGGTGGCGGACGACCTGGTAGCCCATGAGGGCGGCATCCCAGAGGGCTCGCATATAACTTAACCTATTTAGGTTGCGGAAGTAGGCCTGCTTAAGTCGTTTGTTATCAAGCGACGAAAAAGCACGCTTAGCATCCTCGCCGTCTACGGCAAGTTGTGCGAGTCTTGGGAGGCCGCGGACTGTCCCTTGCCCGATTACGGACAGGAACGCCCCCTTCCTCACAATGGCACCATTGACCAGTTGAAACCCACGCGAATTCGCTAGGAGTTCAACAGGCTCGTTGAAAAGCGGCTTAATCTCGATTCGAGATAAGCCCTTAGCAGACTGGTAGTATCTACCAGTTCTGGCTTTCCGCCGAGCGACCCTATTCAGGTCGTCATCGGTCGCCTTAACCGGAGCGGTCAGAGTACCGCCCGGGTCGGGGTTCCCCTGTAAAGGGATATCCCCCGGCAACATGAAACGTACCCGCTTCTTCGCGGGTGCCGGCATGTTACCAGGGCCCATTTCTGGGCCCAAGGACAAATTGTCCTTACTCTTCTCGTTACTCGAGGAGACC